GTCATCAGATTCCTCAGCTTCTCCGCCAAATACATCTTCAGAATCTTCAGCCGAAATAGGAGTCAGAAGTGCATAGGAACCGTCATCATACTTGATGAGAATTACACCATTAGAAAGAACCTTGCGTTCTACCTCTTTTGCTGCTGCAGCTTTTTTCTTTGCCATAATTGAATTAATTAAAAAGTTGTTTGAAAACTGTTTGATTGATTATAGTTTTGTAATAAACTTTTGAGTATATATCTCTTTATTTTCTTGGACTGCTATAGCTTTCAAGAATACATTTTTATCTCTGATATCCTCCAACTTTTGGGTGAATTCATTTTGACCTTTTACCTCAAAAGGTTCACCTTCTTGAGTAAAATTATCATCAACTGCCTTATCTGTTTCTGTATAATACTTTTTAACCCCTACTATGAGCTTTATACCATCCCATGGATTTTCAGGCTCTTTCTTTTTTACTACCGTCATTTTGCTATTCCATTTTTATATGCAGTGTAATATATTCTAGTATATCCTTCTTGTCCTATACCTGAATTTAGAGCAATATGAATATCCCTATAACCTTTTTTATATGCCCTATAATCATGAGCAAAATGTTCAGGATATATATAGTAATCCCCACATACTTTTCGGTTAGTTACTAAATAAGCATACCATCCTGTTTTCATTTTCATAGGAAACTCCGACATTGGAACAAATCCTTGAATTAATAGTTCTTTGAGAATAAACTCTTCTTTTAGGAGTCTCCTTACTTGGGGCATATCACCCAGTCTTTGGGATACTGCCTTTTTATATTCATCCCAATGTCTTCTGGTCCATCTGATAGAACTTATGGTAGACCGTTTAGTTATGGATTTATATGCAAGAGCTACTTTTATTTGACCCCATCCAAAATCACTCTTCTTTGTAAAGAGTTTTCTTTCTTTTAGACTCAGTCTCTTTAGCCTTCGATAGCTTAACAAGCTTTTCTGGAACAGCTTTGAGTAAAGTTCTATATTCTTTTGCTCCATAATTAAACTTCTCTACCAGATTTATAAAGTATTTCTCTTTTTGTTGTGAACTAAGTCTTTTCTTTCTAGCAAGTCTTTCACCAAGAGTTCTTTGAGCACTAGATTTGGCATTTCTATATGCCTCAGTAAGCAATATCTTAGAAATCGGCTTTTTACGTTTTCCACCTATCAAAAGGGATTTACCTATTAAAAATTTCTTTTCTAATGCAGTCTTTCCTTTTATCCAATGAACTGATCTTAGATTTTCTCTACCATAATAAATTAAGAACCTTTGTCTAGCAGCCTTTAATGAATAAAATCCTTGTAATACTACCGCTGGTTCCCCCTTGTAATTATAAGACCATGGATACCATTTATGGAGATATATCTTAACATCCATCTCCCTTATTAACTTACCATGTCTCCTATGAAAATCAGCTCTTCTCTTTTTCTCGAAGTAATAAGCTCTTACATCTGGCGGTAATGAATCAGGATCTATTGCTCCATTTACTACTGTAGCTTCTTTAATACATTCTTTGTATCTGTCTAGAAAACGTTTATCTCTTTGCCTATACTTATGGATCTTTATCTTACCCATAAGTACTTTTCTCAGCCACAGCTGCTTAAAATATATACTGGAGTTATTTATTATAGCAGGTGGTACCCATGGTATACCAAGCTTATAACAAGCTTCCTCAAAATCGTCATGACTATGAAAATACCATATTCTTGGCATATATACCTATTCTTTCTTTTGTTTACGTAGTGCTGCCCTATACCATTGCTGAATTGACTTTTCTTTAGCATCCGGGAATTTCTTTTGTACTCTTCTGATAATACGATCTATTGGTAATCCTTTATATGTTAGCTCAAAAACATATGATTTCTTAGTTCCTTTCCAAAGACCGTTATCATCCTTTTCTTTCTTAGGTTTCTTGGGTTTCTCTAACCCTTTGATTCTCTTTGTCTTCTTCTGCTTTGTTACAGTATCCTCACTGATAAATCCGAGATTAAGTTGATAACTTCTCATTGGATCATCTTTATCATAACCTGCTAATTCAAGTTGATTATCCATCCACTTGTCATATTCATCAATGAGGGAATTGTCTGGCTTATTATTCGAATGATGAATATATGAAGCCAACCCATTGTAGTCTGCAGAACAAGCATCTGGGAATGGCATACCAAGAGAAACTGCCCTTCTCTTCATATCCTTGTAGGTCATATTTTCTAACCCACTACCCATTACCTTGATCTTCTCTTTGTTTAGTTTTAAGGGCCTTTTGTCCTTTTTCTTTCCTTTGCGCATATCTATATAAGTATAAAATTATATTTTTATTTCTTTATTGCAAATATAAACAAATTTATCGAAGTTACAAAATATCTGTATAAAAATTCTAAGAGTTTGATACTAGATTCCTCTTCCTGTGTAATTTATAGGCAGTATCTAGAGTCTCACATGTAAAATCCATGTTATTTATTGATTTGTAGTTAATAGATTTCTGGATTATTTCTCTGTACTCTTTCCAGAACTTCAATCCACCTTTACTATCAACAGTTTTTTCAAAGTATCTTGTCACCAAAAACCCGAAAGTATCTGCAATAGTTTGACTTTCGAATATGTATATCCTTAAATCTGTTATAGCCTTAATAACATCATCAGATTTTTTTATGGGCATTACACCATACCCTTCTTCTGGAAAAAGTTCATCTGAAACTATAGCTGTAAAATACCTTCTACTTGATGGACCATTTTTCCAATACTCAGTTATCAATTGCCTTATCTTGAAATCTGGTATTCTATGAAGGTATGATAAATATACCTTATCCTTCTTGGTCGATCTTCTTTTGTATGCAGTGGGAGCTTGCAGTATTCTTGGTAGTATTCTGTAATTATTCCACCTATCAAACTCAAGAATCAGAGAATAAAGGTCTTTATCCCACTTATTCTCTGATTCTTTCAACCTCTTCATATTGCTTATGATTCTTGGATTGGTTATAGAAGTTAACAACCATGATGAATCACCAGAATGTATCTTAGCTTCCTCTTTTGATAACCTTTTGATCATTGCTCCAAATAAGTAATCCCTGAACCTTGGCTCTATTGGTGATTTTGGGTTTACCAGTGAAGGATGCAATTCAAAGTAATCAGAGAATAGCTTAAAGAATTTCTCTGCCCTGGCCTTTAATTCTAAATACTTATAATGGGGCATCTTTAGAATCTCTCCAGCTTCCCAAGTAGATAAACCCTTGCCCTGAATAAACATTAGGCTATTTTTCTCTGGATCTGTCAAACAATCCCAGGCTAATTCTTGATGTCTTTCCATATTAGTATTGTTTGTTCATTAGAATCTCTTCAGTACTACCATCTGGAATCTGAGATAAATCTACATCATAGTCTGCAGAATATAGCTTATATTCATCTGACTCATGATATGCAGAGTATAATACATTTTCTCTTGGTACCTCTATTTCCAGACTACCATTCATTTCTGGGTATAACCTAACTAACATCATCTTAGTATTTAGGTTATTTTCCAACAGTATTGCTGGAATCCCTTCGAATGGGTATCCTCTAAGTATTACATAATCTCCAATAGCTACTCTTGTTATGTCATCAGCCGAGAATATCTTATTGGCTTTTGACATCCTTTTGTATTTCTTTACCTCTTCTCTGGTTATGGTAGCTACTACTGAGTAATCATCAAAGTCCTCTGCATTATCTACTCTCAGCCTTTTTCTTTTGGGTCTGTAGTCTAATGACTTTAAAAATGAAAGTATTCCTGGTATATCCTTCTTGAGCTTATTTAAGTAATATCTATCGAAGGCTTTCTCCGGTTTCATACGAATGAAACCGTAATTGAATAATAATGGTACATCTTCGTACTCATTGCTACCTTTACGTGATTTCTTTAATATACTGATAATGGGGATAATGGCCTTCACGTTTTTATACCCCCTATTCTTTAAGTCGGAGTTTATTCTCTTATAGAACTTCCTATCAAGCCTAAATATGCAGTATACGTAGGGGGTTTTCATATTACTTTAATAATTTGCGTACATACTTATGTAAATCTCCATAGTTTATCAACCTCTGTACTTCCTTAAACATATAAACAAAAACATGTATCTTTGGAGTACTTATTTCCATTCGAGAAATTTCTGGTGATTGATCCTTCAAAAAAGAATCCACTTCTTTATTTACCATAAAGAAAGCTTCTCCCTTTGGCATAGAATTATACCTCATAATAAGTACTGGTATCTTCTTAGCCCTTTCTGCATCTCTATTAGCTTGAGTCCAAAAGCTATTTATTTTACAACTTTTTATACCCAGTAGTAAATGCTCAAATTTTATATCCTGATAACTCTTACACTCTACTGATAAAGAAAATCTTTTTGCATGCCTTGGATCAGAACATACTACATCAGAAGATATATTATCTGCTTTTTTCCATCTTAATCCACCACTAGCTGGAGTTCTAGAAAATTCATATCCTGACCAATTTTGGAATGCCTTGCAAACAGATCTTTCAAATCGATTACCTTTGCTTTTACTGTTCTTTCTCATGATTTTATACCTTTATGACCAATAGTCATTATTGGTATTGTGAAAGGCCCCTCTCTCTGGTCACAGTAAGCACCCTGGCATTTGGTATTGGAAGTGATTCTTGATGTGAGATTAAGTATAGGGTTTTATCTCTGTATATTTTTCGTATTAAACCTATCACTAAATCAATATATTCTGAACTAAGGTTTTCAAATACCTCATCCAAGAATGCTATATTTATACCCTTAGCTTTAGTCATCACTTCATTCATGGCAAAAGCCATAGCTAAGTTGACCAATTGTCGCTGGCCTCCAGATAACTCTTCATAGGATACTTCTATACCATCCATTATGATTTGGGTATTGAAGTCTTTCTTCACACCTTGTATATCCACATAGAACAATATACTGAACCCCAATACTTCTGAGTATGAATCAAGAGTCTCATTCAATATATCTAATGAGCTTTCAAATAAGAACGCCTTTATTCCCCTGTTACCAAGTGGATCATCCATCACCCATTTGTAATTATCTACCACTACCTTCTTTTCTTCCATCTGATTTTCTATATCAGACAACTTATCTGTTAAGGTAGATAATTGTTCTTTATACTTCTTAATAAGGCTTACGTTAACACCAGTCTTTTTCTCTGAGGATAAGTTTTTGATTTCAGCCTCTATATTGTCTATATCTCTCTGTACCTTTTTTGATTCGTATTCTTTATCTTTTATATCCTCTAACTGATCACGATAGCTTGATATGCTATCTGATATCTTGGAATATTTATCTTGAAACTTCTCTATGTCTCCGAATGCTTTTTTAACACCCATTAGACGTTTTAAAGAGTTCTTAATATCCCCTTTCTTTAATAACTTTATAATAATACCAATAAACTCTTCTAGAGATACCTTAGTTTTACTTCTGGCATCATTTATTCTATTAAGTAATTCCCTTTGAGAATCCTTTGCTTCTTGTATCTTTTGTTCAATTAGGTTCTTCTGAGTTACTGTATCCTTAAGCTCATTTGATTTTTTAGCCTTAGCTAGCATGGATAACTTCTTTTCAAGTGACCTTATCTTTGAAGAGATATCGGTCTTTATATGTTTTGCTTGTTCTTTTAAGTCATCAAGCATCCTTTGCACTGACTGTCTCTTTTCTTTGATTGAGTAATATTTCTGATGGATATCATTATACTCTTCTAATGATTTAGTGTAGTATCCCTTGGCAATTTCCCTTGCCTTAGAGATATACCCCAATTCAAATATCTCCTCGAATAAGTCTTTCTTATCAGAGGGAGATTCTTGTATCAACCTTTTCATTCCCTGACCAAACATTATCGAATTCATGAAAAGGTCATAAGACATACCTAAATCAGCTACTATAAGCGCTTGTATATCATTCTTATTTTTATCTGATACCTCTATAGCATCTACCTCATATATGAGTCTGTCTTTTCCTTTTGATCCATTTACTTCACCCTTATATTTAAGGCAACGTGTTATCTTATGGATTTTACCACTTTTACTAAAGTATACCTCTACTTTAGTACCATGATAATTCTTTTGTCTATATTTCTCCCAGGTATTAACATCAGACTTACCTTTTATATTCTTACCATATACTGCCCATACTAAAGCTGATAAGATTGTAGTCTTACCTTCTCCAGTAGCTCCCCTTATTATGGTTATTCCCCTTGAACCAAGATTTAATTCTAAATATGGTATAGAACAGAAACCCTCTATTATGATATTACCGAACTGTATCATTCTGCCTCCTTTATTACCTTTAACAGAGTTGTCTTTTTTTCCTTATCTTTTATCCCCTTTGCCTTCATATACCTCCTTACCATGGATTTCTTAGAAAGTTCCCTGGTTATTTGAGGGGTATCTTCTACTTCCATAACTTTAGACTTACTAGCAATGACCGTATAGTAATTACCATCATCCATAATTTCATCTTCTGATGATACATCCACAAATTTAGGAAAGCCTTTGAATGGCTTGAATTCCATTGAGAAGTCTTCATATATTTTCCAATAACCAAGTTTACAATTACGATCTGTTCTTCTTTGTTGTAAAGGAGCCCCAACCATGTATACTTTCTTCCCTAACCTTTGAGGTTTATGTATATGACCTATCAATACTAACTTGAATTTGGTTAGTAGGTTTACATTCAAATTCTCTACTGTTCCAACTTCAGTGTTATCTGTATCTTTAGCTCCTGGGTAGTCTGTATGTAACAATAATATGGTTGGCTTTAACATAGCCCCTTTCAATTCAGCTTTTATCAAACTATCCAACCCTTTATTGTGATCAATATATGGGATACCTACTACTCTGAACTTACCAAAATCATGGTATGAAAAATCTATATTGTGTAAGAATGAATACCTACGACATAAATTTGCCCAATGCGATGATGATCTCCTCTCTATAGTATTACTCTTCTGTAAATCATGATTCCCTGATATACCATATATGTTGAATTCTTCACACCTATTTAATTCTTCGAACTGTTCAATTATAATTTCATCCAGTGAAGTACTTATAAATTCTGGACGGTGCATAAAATCCCCGCAAAAGAATGCTGGACATTTATACTTAATACATAAGTCTTTAATCAAATAGAGGACCCTTATATGATTCAGGGTCCTCTTGTTATCTTCATTGAACTTAGAATATTCTCCTAAGTGCAAGTCAGAAAATGCTATTCCTATTACCTTCATAACCGAAGAAACTTCCTAATTAAGTATTCTCTCTTTTCGTGATTCATCTCATCAAGTATGAGAACTTTTACCTTATAACCCATTATATCCATCACTCCAGTATCTGGAACTCCATTACAAAGTTGATATACTTTTGAATCTGGTGTATATCCCCATACTTTTAATAAACCATACATTATTTGGGATACTTGGTATTGATAGTACTTTGATAATACTCTTTTACCGTTGTTCTCGGTTACCCACTCATTAAAGAATTTCTCTGAAAATGGTATGAATATCAAATGTGTACACTGTTTACCAAGTAACATTCTACATAAGTTGATAGCATGATCTAGATCACATTCTTCAATTCTATGGGATAACTTATTAATGAAATATGCTGCAGAATCAAAGTATGATCTATCTGTTACAAAGTTATCTTCCATTCGGAAAGCTTTGTTACGTAGATTCAATACTTGCATATCTTGCATAAATACTGTTTTTGCATCTTGCTGTATCATATCAGCATGTGGCATATCTTTTGTTTCTGGTACTAAATCTGAATATGACCCAGATATGAATGGTATATTCAATAATTCTGCTATTTCCTTAGCTATAGTAGTTTTCCCTACTCCAGAAACACCGGTGAACATAATTTGATACTTACCGTGATACATAAGTCTGTAGTTTTTTGAAAGGTTCTAAAAAATCTGGTATCTTGAAAGATCTTAGGTTAAACTTATCTAATACCATGAATAACCTGTCTTTCCTTATATTATTAGTACATCCTTTTACCCAAGGGATTATCTTTATTGGATACAGATTCAAAGCAGATCTCAAGTCTATCAGAGACTTATTCTTTTTGTATAGTTCTTCTAATTGATCTCTTTCTATACCTTTGAATTCTGCTCCCCTTGTATCAATAAAATCTGCTATACTACAAAACTGATCCAGGAATGATCTAGTCTTTACTTCTCCCATACCATAATAACCTGGTATGTCATCTGACTTATCACCGTTGAGTATAAGGTAGTCAACACATTCTTCTGCTGAATATCCCATTATCTCCCTACATGTTTGATGATGTATAAGAGTCTCCTTGCTTGGGTTGAATATCTTTACCTTCTTATCTAACAATTGACAGAAGTCTTTGTCAGAAGATATTATCAGTGATTTTCCTTTATGGTTTATTACCAACCAAGCAATGTAATCATCTGATTCATGTCCCAATCCCTTATTGTCTATGATCATTTGAACTCCCAGTAATCTCAATATCCTTCTCAACAAAGATAATTGTTTATTGAAGTCTTCATAATCCATACTTACCTTACTTCTATGAGCTTTATAACCCTCCAATAAGTCATTACGGAAGTTTGATGATTTACTCTTATGTGTATCAAATGTAATTACCACATGACTTGGCTTAAACCTTACCAGATATGAACCAAATATTCTTAAGAACCCATATACTAATCCTGTTCCAGCTCCATTATTAGCTTTAAGATTCTTAAACTTATGGTATGAACGGTGAGCAAGGTTACTACCGTCCACTACCATAAGCATTCTTGGTTTCCTACCCCTCGTCCGGGATGATTTCATCTTCTTCTGTATCATCTGATTCTATTTGAGATTCATAGTCTAAATCTTCATCAACAGGGAACATGTTTCGTGTAATCTTCTTTAGTTTACGCTTAGTTGTTCCTATAGTATTTATTCCTGCTGCCCTGAGTAATTTTTTCCTAAGATCTCCATCTTCTTCTATCAACCTATGGAAAGCATCTTCACCACGGCATAGTTTATTACCCTCGAACACGTATGTACCTCCACCAAGCTTTTCAATTACACCTGCATCCTCTAAAGATTCCTCTAACCAGAAGTATCTATCAAATCCGATCTCATGATACTTTGGGTTGAAATATATCGGGGCTTTAGATATGGTTTCTCTTGGGGGAGATACCTTGTTCTTTTTCATCTGAATAGTTACATACTTACCTGCCCGTCTTTCCTTACCTTTATACTTAATCTTTAGAGTCTTACCTGAAAAGAAAGCCAACCTGATTGAAGCATAAAACTTAAGAGCAGCACCTCCGGGAGTTGTGTTAGTATCTTGACCAAATCCTGCTCCCAGTTTACTACGCAATTGATTGATACACACCATAGTTACACCTAAGCGATAGAATAATTCATTCCTTATTCTGAACATCTTATATATCTGCTTAGCTCGGTTACCCATCTCGGCTTTACCATCTGCCATCTTTGCATCTATGGCTTCTATTGAATCAAGAGCAGCTATTGAATCTATCACAACTATGATAGGTTCATTATTCACTAACTTTGATCTCCAATATATTGCTAAGTCTGCTATTGCATCAGATATTGTTTCTATACGGGTATCATTTAATACTGTTACTCTTTCTGGATCCAATCCATTCTCTTCTGCCCATGAATTCATCCATGCTTGTTCTGCATCTACCCATATTACATGACCACCCAGTTGTTGAGTAGCATAAGCAAAGTTATATGCTATCAGAGATTTTCCAGATGATTCCTCACCCATTATTTCAATTATCTTCCCGAATGGTACACCACCACCCATTTGATAATTGAGAGCAAAGAAAGTAGATGGAATCCATAATCCATGATGATTTATGGTACTAGCTTTAAATTGTAAAGATGACCCATACTTCTTGAGTATCTCATTTTGTGTTGGTACCTTAAATTTCCTGCCTCCTGATTTCTTGGGAGCTTTTGCCTTTCTTGCCATACTTATTTGATATTAGATGAAAAGAGTGGGATATAATTTATATCCCACTCCCTGTTTAGGTATATATCTAGAAATTTTAGATATCACCCTTATATTTCTTTCCGTTTTTCTTCTTTTTATCTGCTAGCTTGCTCTTAGAAGATTTTACGGGTGCATCATCTTCATCCTCATCATCACCTCCTTCATTAAGGAAAGATGCCAACTTCTCTTCCAATTGATCATAGGGAAGGATACTTGCTCTTACTGCCTTCTCAAGATCTACATCCTCTCGGTATTTTTTATCAAGCTTTGTTTTCTGGCATGGAGATACAGAATAGCTGGTATCCATCTTACCTGATCCAGTTCTAGTAATCTTGATATCATACCCCTCAATTGGATCGGTCATATCACCCCAATCCTCCTCATCAAGGTATAAATCTATGATATCCTGATATACCGAACGTGGTACCATCATGGGTTTATCAATCTTATCAGGATCTACCTCTTTTCCCTTAGTATCTTTATAAGCTATGACCCCTAAGATATACCTTCTTCTGGGTACTAACTTAGATGCAAGTGCCTTATCATCAGGATCATCTGAATTCTTAAGCTCCTGGAATTTCTCCATGAAAGGACATGGCTCATCAAATGTTGCCGGGGATATGATACCACCATCCTTTGGACCAAGATAGAATTGAACAACTTCTATACCAAGTTCCTCATCTGCACCACGTGATTTAATACGTACTCGTATTGTTCCTTCTTTGGGATATATCATCCCCCCACCACCACCTCGCTTTTCTAAATCCTTCTTTCTAGCGAGCATTTTCTCTCGAGTAGTCATTACACTACTTGAACTCTTTTTAGTTTTCTCTTTCATAGCTTTATTTATTGGTTTCAATATAAAGTATCTCATTCAGAGATAATATAGTTGTTACCTGATCAGGAAGGTCTATTACATCTAATTCTTTACCTGCATATATACCATAAGTTACTACTGCACCAACCTGAAGACCTGGATAATCTACTTCCTGTTCTTTGGTAATATACCCAACTTGAATTACTACTCCTTTACGTGGTACAGTATCTTTATCATGATCTTGTGGAATATAAAGACCACTCTGTGTTTTAGTTTCTGATGTTACCTTCGGTGATACAATTAATACTCTCCCACCTGTTGGTGTTCCCACACCTTTCAGTTTTTCATTTAACCATTTTGCCTCTTCTACTGAAAGAAGGTTTAATTCTACTTTTGACATAATTACTGTTGTTTACGTAAGTTTGACACTATTCTTATTTGACTTCTAATACAGGCTCTTGATACTTTGTATCTTTTGGATAAAGTATCTATACTTATACCAGAGTTTAGACTTTTAACTATACTTATTCTATCTTTGTTTGATAGTTTACTAGCTGTTGCTTTTTCTCCATATCTACCATAACCAGAATTATAATGATTTTTCCACATAGGGTTTCTTCTACCTTTCAAACTCCTACCGTCTTTAATCATTTGTTCTAAGTTCTCCTTTTGTGTTCCCCAATACAAGTTATCAACCGAATTTTTTAGCTTATTGTTATCCTTATGACATACACAGGGCTTATTTTCCGGATTAGGTATATAAGCTTCAGCAACTAATCTATGTATTGAGTATTGCTTACCATTTAATTTTATCCTAAGATATCCCTCTCTATTGATACAAGGAGTTAATTCTCTCCAATAACCCTTTACTCTACTGTATATTTTACCTACATTAGAAATATGATACCCTATTAAATAGGGATGGTTATCTCTTAAATCCATCTTGTACCCTTATGTTCGCACTTATGGTTCTTAATATGTTTTCTCTTGACTCATACGCTCGACATATTCCAATGAACTTATTTGCATTGTACTCTGCCTTCATATACCTTTTCAAAGCTCCTTGATATGCTTTATTATTTTCTGCCTTATGTGAAGCTGCCTCATTATTTACATTACCTGACTCCTTATAATAAAGCCATGCCTTGCTATATGCTTGATCTTTGGCTTTTTCAAGCTTATCCCTTTTATAGATAAGCCTATCCCTAACCATTACAAGTAAAGCATAATTAGAAGGGCTCTTTCTTAAAGACTGATTAACCAAGTTCTCATCAATCATAAGCTCCTGATCTAAATCAATCTCATAGGTCTTCCCTTGAAAAAGTATCTTCAGGGTATTTTTCTTAATCTGAGATAACCGTACTACCTTGGATTCCATATAACCGTTTTCTAAAATCTTCCTTATTCCTTTCTATTTCTTCTGGATACAACTTAGGATAATCCTTAATATCTATACCCTTAAACTTCCTATGCTCTTCAATATACTTATCTGGATCAAAATCTGGCTGTAACATCTTTTTATAGTTATATCCAGGAATAAATGGTAATTCCTCTGCCATTGATCTACCAATAGTTATATCCATTGACATATCTACATCATCAATATTAAATCCGAAATATTTCCTTGTTTCTGGATTCCTACAAGTATCCCATATACTATGCACTACCCAAGTATTTATTTCCTCAGGAGTAGCTAAGTAATAAACTGCATCATGCACTGTGCATGTCTCAGGCATGAATGGTAACTTACCTTGCCTCATTTTCCAATAATTAAGAATAGAAGCAAACAGAGTCATATCACTTGCAGCAGATTGACATGGTGTATTTACTGATAGTCGTACTGCATAAGCTGCTTCTGCACTATTCTCTGAATATATCTGAGGTAATCTTCTCTTTCGTCCAAATAATGTTTTTATATACCCTTGCTTAACTAATATCTTCTCTTGTCTCTCCATGAACTTCTTGATCTTAGGATGTTCATGGAAGAATTCATTCAATTGTTGTTGAGCCTCCTCTGGTGTAACTATTAATCCAGCTTTTGGATCTGATAGCTTAACTGATAGTAGCTTTGCTTGAATACCATATATAATACCGAAGCAAATCTGTTTTGCCTGCTTTCTTCTGTTCTTCCAAAGCTTGTAATCTGGATGCTGTTCATCACTGTATATTTTATCGGCATCTTCATACGGTATACCATATTTCTTTGCTGCAATAGCAAGGTGAGGATCTTGACCATTTGCAAATGCTTCTAGATATGTTTCATCTCCTGATAGATGAGCCATTATTCTTAACTCTGCCTGAGAATAGTCAAGGGCCATGTACAATTTACCATCTGGGGCTACTAATTGCTTCTTTATATTTGGGTCTACTGAAGTCTTGGGTATCTGTTGAAGATTTGGTTCTTGTGATGATAATCTACCACTAGTTGTTCCATGTATCAAAAATCTACCATGTAATTTACTATCATCCTGTACTTTATCATGCCACCCTTCTATATATGTAGTGTACATCTTCTTTAATCCTCTTAAACTAAGAAGATTATCCAAGAATATTGCTTTTGGACTTTCTGGATTCTTAATTGACAACCGAAGTTCTACCAATGTATCCTCATCAGTACTTGGCTTATCAGTATCACGATTGGTAGTCTTATCCTTTGTGTATTTTATAATAGGGAATTTGAACCCTTTTTCAGAATATAACAACATCGGTAAGTCTACTGGACTACCAAGATTTATATCCCGAGTTAATTCCAATTCCTTCTTTGTTGTAAATACACCAGCTCTTATGTTGGATATTTTCTGTTCCCTGCTAGCTATCTTCCTTGCATCTTTTGGATCACTATAATCCAAGTCTTCAAGTTCTCTTTCAATTGAAGAAATGTATTTGCTTATTCTTTCTTGGATAAGCCATCTAGAGAATCTTTTTACTCTTGGAAGATTCAAGCAACCAGAAGTTGCTTGATCAATCTTTGGTTTGTAAGATTCAAGTAATTCTTGATTGAACTTTCTATCAAGGTATAATCCGGTTTTTTCTGCATGCTGCAATACCCTGGAAGCTGGCATTATCAAATGCCTTAATAAAGGATACATACCTATTTCTATCAATTTGTTCTCAAAGAACATAGATAATCGTAAGGTATAATCTGTATCCTGACATCCATATTTGCAAAGTTGTTCTAATGGCTTTTTATCCCATGGTATCTTATCAAACTTATCTGCCTTCTCATAATCCCCGTGTTCTGGTAAATACCTACGAACCATCGATTTAAGGTCATTCGGTCTCTCTTCATTTAAGAGGTACTTCATTAACATACCATCTAATACTGTACCTCTTACATATATACCATACAACTCAAATATCTGAAGGTCAAACTTCAGATTCCAACCTACTTTGGTTACTTTTGGATTCTCAACTACTTTTCTACCAAAGTATAGAAGCCATTTTTTCCAATTAGGGTTATCATATTCATGATGACATAATGGAATAGATACTCCAGAACCAACCTGAAAAGTTACTGATAGAATGGTTGGTCTGAATGTTTTATTGTATATGCCTTCAGCATTGGTCTCATAGTCAATTGAAGCTATACCTGTCTTCAGACAAGCTTTCACAAGTTTCTTAACCTGTGAAAAACTTTTAATTATGGCATATCTTGACTCCATCTATAATATTATTAAATATTGCAGTATTCAATAGTTATTTAATAAACCATAACTCTGTTGAGATTCTTTAGCTTATTCGACAATAAGACAGTATACTTTTTACGGTATACTGTCTATAACCTACTTCAATATTTGAAAGTCTTCCATATTGTTTTTATATGTTTTATGAGTATTCACCAATATCCTACCATGTAATCCAGAATATTTCTGGGGAGTTAAGTAATCCTCTCCATATATGTCTTCCAATACTCCATGGTAAATATTCGGTACTCTCAAATCTCTACCTTCAAATGTTAAGAATACATCCGGATATTGGTTCTTGTAAAAATCAATATTCTTTATGATATTGTTATGTTCAGGAAAAGCTAATGTTGCCCAACAATTCTCTTGAGTGTTATTATACCTTTTCCTATTCTTTTCATAAAGGTTTTTAAGGTAATTCATTCTTTCCCTTTCAAGGGGAATATTAGCAAATTTCCAGCTCCTATTCTTTAAAAAGAAGAGTTCTAGTTTAATTAATTGCAATTCATATAGAAATCTTTCCCTTTTCCCCTTATCTTCTGGAACTCTATCTAATGGGAATATATCTATGAATATGCCTTGATTAAAATCCCAATTAGCCTCTAAATCCTTTTCCAATATAGCAGTAGTATCACTCCTTCTTATCTTAGCATGTTGATAGATAGAACTATCAGTATCTGGTACTTGTAAGAAATATGGATATTCTAAATTTTCCCTACAGTATGATATAAACTTATCATATTCATCTCTGAACATTACCAAATCGATATCATCATCCCAAGGTATGAATCCTTGGTGTCTAACTGCACCTAATAGTGTACCTGCATCAAGATAATATTTTACTCCTATCTTGTCACATATATTAACTACTAGATCTAACATATCTAGTTCTATATCCCATACTTCTCTCCTAAGGTTGCTTATTAGATGACCATTATGGATATGATTACTAATATAACTCATATTATTCATGATTGTATAATAATCTTACTACATCAATATCTTCTGCGAAAGTTACCTTGAAGTTCAATCTATTACCCATTACATAGTTCACTAAACCACTGTTGTCTTCATACAAATCAGAAGCTGTTTGGTATTCTATACCCTTATCTTTTGCCTTATTATAACATCCATAGAATTGGTAAAATGGAAATACCATGGGAGTCTGAAGCCTCATGTACTTATCCTTAGTATATACTACCTTATCAGAATCTAATCTTAATGTACCAGTTGCTGGAATATACGGTACATATGCAGTGCTATTAAACCTACAATTATTAATCATGAATGTTAGTAGATTTTCATCGAAACCAACTCTTACACCATCATGGAAAGTAACTGTATTTGGCCAAAGTGATTCCTCATCTGTTAATAAGCTTTCAAATCCTAAGATTCTCGAGTGTTGTGCAGTATCACCACCTGGTATTACTGTGATTAATCTGCCTAATTTACCTGGATAGTTATTAGATATTCTATTTTTTACCCACTCTACATACTCTGGATTCACAACAAGAACTATCTTACGATAGCATCCAGTACGTATAAATTTATCTAATGAGATTTCAAATAGGTATTTATCTTGTGATACTTTTAAGAATTGTTTGGGTACTTCTTTATTTGTTCTTGTACCCTTTCCAGCCATGGTAATTATAACATCATTCATAAGACAAGAGTATTTGATACTATGTACTCGGAGCGGGAGTCGAACCCGCAAGGTCAATGACCGTCAGAGCTTAAATCTGATGAGTTTACCTATTTCTCCATCCGAGC